TCATCTAGTGTAATGACCGACTTGATGGCGCGGGCGCCGTCGCTGAATAGATTGTACCAACCGGTCGGCTTGAGCCACTCCCAGCCGCGCGACGTGTACCAATGCCCAGCCACGTTCTCGACGTGCGGGATGGGATTCCAGAACAATGAGCCGACCGCGAAGCGGTTGATGCGACGCAACGGTTCGAGATAGCCATGCGTCTCGATATTCGGCGAGTAGAAGTCGTCGATCGGCCCGGCGAGCTTTGGATGCACGCGCCAGTCCTTGAGCTGTGGGACGTGCGGCGTCACCCAGCTGGCCGGCGCGCTGCCGACTTTCCTGGTCGCCCAATTGAGCCAGTCCGGCGACTTTATGAGTTTGTCAAGATACTGGATATGACGCACCGTGGCGCGCATCTTCACCAGCGCGTCGCCAAGATTAACCGCTGCCGATTTCTGATAACGGTATGGCGTCTCGGATTCCAGTTCGCTCGTTTTGGCTTGCTTCACGACGAACCGCTTGCCTTGCACCATGATCGGGTTGCCGAGTTCAAGCTCGTCGCCCCACTTGACGGTTTGCGGCTTGCCCTTATTCCAGACGGTGAGGAAGCCGGGCCGCGGCTGGCTGACCACCGCGCGGCGGCCGTCTTCCGCTTCAAGCGCGTAAAGCGAGCGCGGCAGCATGGCGCTGGTCTTGCGCGGCAGCGTGCGGGTGCCAAGTTGCGGGATATCGGCGACGCCGCCCGTATCGACCGGCAGATCGCTCTCCTTGCCCTTCATGACGCGATGCACCCACTCACTGTCTTCGAGCGGCATCCCGTACTTGCCGGCGAGCTGAGACAATTTTTGAATCTCCTGGCGCATTGGCTCGATATACTGGTTGAATACCGCCTGCTCGCCGGGCTCCAACACCGTCTCAGGCCGTTCCAGTTTCAGATAAAATTTCTCCTGTATATCGGCCGTCTTGAATTCAGGCGGCATCTTGTCGAGCGTCTGACCGACCTGAATCTTGTCCGCGGTCACGGCGTTACGCAGCTTGTAAAGATCGTCGGCTGTCGCGCGCACGATATCGGGCGACGGGGCAATCGCAGTGTCGAGCTTTTGCACGGCGCCGGGCTTGATCGCGATATCGGCACTGAGCGGCGCAGCGGCAGGCTCGGCTACGCGCTCGGCAGTCTTGCCGCCAAGCAACATCGCTGACGTGCCGATCACATCCGACATCGACGGCAGACGCGGATTGGTTTTCTGCGCTTCCTTGAGCTTGGGAAACCAGCTCTCGATCTTGTCGCCCATCGCGTCGATCACGCCTGTAGCGGGCGAGGTCGCGATATCGTAAAGCCCCTTGGCTGCCTTGAGCGGGCCGGTCGGCAGCACGCCGCCGACATCCTTCTGCGGCTGGCCCGCACCCTCGACCGAGCTTTTCAGTTCTTGGAAGCCGGCGCCGGCCGCCTGTTTGGTCTTGTCCCAAACACTGTCCAGCGTGCTGAGCATCCCATCGATAATGCTATTGTCCGGCATCGGGCTTGAACCGCTCGTTGAAGCTCGACCCTAGTTTATCAACTTGCTCACGATAAAACTTGCGATTTTCTTCGAGAATTTTGCTCTGCGTGTCTTTGTCCGTGATCATGGACTCGATGATCTCCATCGCCCGGTAGTGCATCGCCGTGAGTGCCTGGCGCTGTGCTGCCTGATCTTTGCGCTGCGTCGCCGCGTCGAGCTGGGCTTGCAGCCGCTTGAGCTGCATGTCGCTCGTCACCTTGTCCTTAAGCTGCTTGCGCTGTTCCTCCTGCTTGGCGAGGTCGATACGCTCCTGACCCTGCGTCTGCTTGCGCTCGCTCTCGCCCTTCGCGACATCGACACGCTCCTGGCCTTGCTGCACGCGCTCCTGACCAAGTTGTCCTTGCTGCTCGATCCGCTCCTGCCCTTGGCCGATGCGCTGCTGGCCCTGTTCGGCCGCGATCGACTTGTAGAACTCGGCCATCTGCAAAGCCTGCTCGCGCATGGCAAGTGACTGCTCGCGAAACTGCGTCTGCATGTCGGCGGTCATCAGCGGCAGGAAATTCTTGACTGCGGCGGCAATCACCTGGGGCGACGCGCCGGGGTTAGACTTCACGATGCCCTGGATCACGGCCGGCAAGCTCATGCCGCCGCTCGCCGGTCCACGTTGCCCCTGTTGGGGTTGGTTGGGGGTTGACCCAGGAGCAGCGGGACCGGCTCCCCCGCCCATCCCAGGGGGCGAAGCTGCGGCAGGTTGACGCATGGGCTGCATACCCCCGCCACCGGGCACAGGAGGCCCGGCAAGAGGCGGTCCACCGGGCGGCGCCATACCTCCCTGCGACCACGGTTGCGGCTGCCTAGGAGGCGCGCCGCCCGCTTGCTGCGGCTGGATTTGCTGACCTTGTGGTTGCGACATGGCTTGCAGGAAGCGGCCAAGCGCCGCGTTGCCCGCCATGTCGAGCTGCTTCTGGTCGATATCCTGTATCTTGCTCTCGGACGACAGGTAGCCGGGCTCGACCCCGCTCAGTCCGGCCAGTCCCGCGGCGCCGCCAGCCATCGACGGCTCCTATCTATAATCCGCGGCGCTTAACCCTGGTAATGGCTGGAAAGCATTACCCCCGTAGGCATCGCCGCTGAATATATTACCGCCGCCAAATGAGGCGCTTGAGCCGAACGGACTGAAGCCACTACCGCCAAGGCCAGCGAGGCCGCTGCCGATCGCGCTACCGAAAGCCTGATTTTCATTGAAGCCGAGCTGCGCCGACTGGTTGGCGACCTGATTCGCGCTGTTCGCACCGGACAGGTATTGCAGCCAGTCGCCGATGCCGGTCTGCGGGATTTGAGAGGCCGACTGTCCGTAGGCCGAGCCCCCGGTCAAGGCGTTGAGCTGGTTCGAGCCAACCGTGTTGTAGGTGTTGTACGGCAGCATCGCCGACGACACCGCGCCCTGCGGCGCTTGCTGACCAAGCCCGTAAGCGCCTTGCGCCAAGCCGAGCGCTCCCTGGCCGCCTTGCAACATGCGCTGAAGCTCGTTGTTCTGCCAGTTGATGTCGAAATTGCCCATCGTGTTGCCGTACACACCCTGACCCCAAGGCGTATTAGCGAGCCCCGACTGACCGAGCCCGGCGAGCGTTTGCTGGCTGAGCAAGTCCTGCTGCTGCTGGAAAAGCTGGTTCTGCGGATCGAACGCCTGATTTAAGATTGAACCCGCGGCGCCGCCAAGCTGCGCAGCATTGCCAGCGCCTTGCGCCGCCGCGTTCACGCCGGTCGGTGCGAATTGCTGCGCCGTGTTGATGCCTCCCGCCGCGTAGGGATTGTTGACCACGCCTTGCAGGATGTTGCTGAATTGGCCGAGGTTCTGACCGCCGAGATTGTACTGATTGAGACCGGGGATCGCGGTGTTGAGGTTCGACGTGATGCCGCCGATCGGCACGCTCTGCGGAGTCGGTGCGTTGTTGCCGCCGCCAAACAGTCCGTAGAGACCGCCCGCCAGGCTCGCGCCGCCGCCCAACGCCATGCCCATTTCAGTCGTCCTTTTGCAGCATCTTGCGGTACGTCACATCGACCGCCTTGTAGCCGAGCCGCTTGAAGATCACTCGCATCAGCCGGCCGCGCACGCCGCGCGCCAAAAGATTTTCCGCGACGTTCATGCGCACCACGCCGGCCTTTTTCATTTCCTCGTCGTTGCGCCGGAATATCTTAACCCAGGCCCAGCCGCCGCGATAGCGCCGGTCGAGCCAGTACATGTCCACCATGCCGTGCAAGGTCGATCGGTAGTGCCGGTGCGAGCCGACGATATTGAACACGTAGCCGACCAGCGCATCGCCGTCGCGCGCCGTCAGGACACGCAGCCGGCCGGCGATCGCATCGGCCATGTAAGCGTCCCAGTCCGGGTCGAGCAGCACGTCTTCCCGGTCACGGCCGAACTCCCGCCAGTGCTGCTTGAACAGCGGCGGGAGTTCCTTGGCGATGACGTAGAACGGCTCGACAGCGAGACGGAGATCAGGCTTCGCGGGGGCCGAGACTACGCGGAGTTGGGGCGGTTTCTTTTCGAGTCGCGTCGGCATCGACGCTGCCTCCTTTGCAGCGCATTGAGGCATCGGGATTGGCCGGGCTGCGATCTTTCATGCCCTTCTGGCGCAAAGTCGTCTCGGCGGCCATCGAGCCGGAACCGTCCTTACTGTGCTTTGCCATCGTCCTTCTCCGGTTCGGGCGGCGGGATCATCGAGCGCAACAGCGCCGTCAGGCTCGTCACTGCCTTGGTCAGCTTGCCGAGATGCTCGCGCACGTCGGTATGAGTGCCGCGCAAGCCAGCATCAATCCGATGCAAAACATCGTGTGGATGCTCCGGTTTCGGCGACGGAGGCGAGGCCGGTTCCGTAGAAGCCTGAGTTACGTCGGTCATGCTCGTTCTCCCTAGAAGTCGGCGGTGAAGTCGAGGACACCAGCGCCCGATGCCGTAGATGTAATTTCACACCCGTCCTTCGCCGTCATGCCGGTCGTCGTGAAATTGATCGAAGCATTATTGACGCCGTTTGCGCCGAGCGTCGCCGAGAACGGCGTCGAGAGCGCGGTTGCGGACTGCGAGGCTGACGTGATCGTGAAGGTCGTCGCCGACAGCGCGTTGGTGTAGGTCGGCGCCACGCGCATCGTGGTCGGGAACGGGATGACGATCGAGCAGGTCGTCGTGGTGCCGAGCGCCGTGCCGCCGCCGAATTGAATAGCGCCCGCGGTATCGATCTCGTTGTAGCGGATGAAATACCGTTGCGCTTCGAGAATCTCTTGACCGTAGGGGCGATACTCGAATGAGGAAGCAACTGCGCCCTGTTCAAGCTGCACTCCGGTAAACTCGAAGCCATCGGTCGCGCCCGCCGTGCCGCCCGTCGTCGGCGTCCAGCACAAGGCGACCGCCGCTTCCTTCGCGGTGCCGGGGATCTGATAGGTCGCCGTGAAACGTTGCCATGCTGAGGTCAAAGTAAACGCGGTCGTTTGCGACGAGGCGATGCCGGTCCATGCTGGCGTGATCGCGGGCGACGCCGTGAAGCTCTGCAAACCTTGATCGACGCCCGTGCCGGTGAACAGATACGCATTGAGCGTCGTCTGCTCGGCCAGCATGTTCGCGAGGCCGTAGGCATAAAAAGAAAGCGTTACGCCCTGGCCTTGCAGCGGCACAATGCGCGTGGTCGGGATTTCCTGCATGACGCATTGCGGCTGCGCCAGCGCGCCGGACGTGCGGTAGAACAACTCGGCGTCGTTAAAGATCGGTTGCGCCGGCAGATTCGTGGTGACGACCTGCAAGCTGCCCGCACCGGAAGTGACGTTGACATTGCAGCCCCAGCGGTCGGCCGAATAGGCACTCGATGGGATGGTCGTGGTGCCGCATGTCTTTGCTGCCGTACCGCGTTGATCGACCTGCATTCCGCCGTTATCGAGGATATTGCGCGGCGTGGTGTATGTCACCATCGTCTGCGGCGTGATGCTGGCGTTGATCTCTCGGATGAGAGTGTTCAACGCGCCGATCATGTTTGCCGGCTGGATAGGACCGGAGAACAACGGGATATTCGCCGCCAGCGCGATCGTCCCGCTCAGCACCAGGGCGCTCAGCGCCGCAAGGGTCTTCCTCATTGCCTCGTCTCCTATGCCCGGATGTGAGGGTTTAGCACTTTCTTTTCAGGGGGTCTAGTTGGCGTTCACCTGGTCGTCCCAGCCTACCACGCTCATCGCCGCGCCCGCACCGCCGCCTGCCCAGTAAAGCGACGTGCTTTCAAGAACCAGGCTGCACGCAACGGAGTTGACGGCCGTGGCGCCGCCATAGCAGGGCCAAGTATTGTTGTTCGAGCCGGCAGGACCATTGTTGCTGCCGCCCCAACCGCTGTTCGGCGCGACCTCGACACCAGCCCCGGAGTTGGCCCCGTAGCCGACGTTCAAAGCAAGATAAATCACGGACGCGGTGGGCGGCACGAACGCGGCGACGCTCTGCGCGACAAGAACGGGTGAGGTAGCCGAGTACGTCCCTACAGTGCCGCTCGCGATGGTCGGCGACGTCGCCGGGTTGGTGCCAACCACGTACTGAATGCGCTTGCCGAGTTGCAACGTGCGCTCGATATTGGCGCTGCCATCCGTGCGCATCGCGCCGACCCGACAGACATAAGGATAGCCGGTTGGCAGGGTCGGCGCGGTCGCCGACGTGCTGCCAAGCCCCGCGATCGCGGTCCCATTGTCGATCAAATAAACATAGAGCCAGCCGCTCGTCGGCCGGTTTTCGCCGTCCATACCGTTCGCGGCGCTAGTCGAGTTGCCTGTTGTCGTGTTAATCGCGATCGAGACTGGCGTGCGGTAGCTGACAAGCCCGCCGCTCGTCACGGTTACGGCGCTGCTCGCCGTCACATCGACCAGCGTGTTCGGCGTGCCGCTATCGTTGACGATCTTCAGCCCGCTCGCGCCGCATAGTGGCGTCGCCGCTGTGCTCAGCGGCGAGCCGGTCGCGCGCATGTAGTTCGTGACCAGCCAATTGCCGCCGCCACTGCTGCCAGCACCGAGATACTGCACCGTCGCGGTGTCACCGGCTTGCGTGATGATGTTCTGACTGCCCGGCGTCTGGATACAGCCGCCCGTCGTCGCGCAGTTCGTCTGATTGTAGGTGATCGTCAGCGCGCCGTTAAAATAAAGGTTGTAGTACGGATATGTCGCGTTCGCGGTCTGCCCGAACGACGTGATCGTAGTCGTGCCGGTGATGCTGACATTATGCGACGGTATCGTGCCGAGATCGGTCGTGCTGGCCGACGCGAGCGTGGTGGACGGCCCGTAACCGCCGAACTGCGCGGTTGGATTGAGAAGCTCGAACTCCGTACCATCCCACTCGGCAACAACAAGCTGGCCGGCTTGTATCTCGCCGCCTGTCATCGGCTGCGGGCCGCTCGGTGTCTGCCGGAAGAAGCTTGGCGGGCAAGCCGATGCGCAAGTCGGATACGTGGTCGAGGTAACGGTCTGGCCGTTGACTTCAAGCGTCAAGGCACTCGCAGCGGTGCCCGGCGCTGTGTTTGTGTAACCAGCGATGAACGCGACAGTATAGTTTTTGGTCAGCGTAAAACCGGATGGCGTGGTCGTCGCCACGAGCTGCGCGTTCGCTGCGCCCGTCGAGTTCGCTCCTGAGAAGACCAGTGTGCCGCCCGATGCCGGCTTGAGCGGCGTCGTCAGCCCTGATAGCGACGTGATATCCGAGTTGTTGCCTGCCGCTGCGGCATTGCCCAAGCACGCCACGATGGCATTGTAGTTCGCCATGACCTGCGTAGCGTCGGCCGTCGTGCCGTTGGTCAAATTATAAGGAAGCGAGCAGCCGACGCCGGCAAAAGCGCCCGTGACGCCAAAGAGCGAGAAGATGGCAGCAAAAAATAAGCGTTTCATGCGACCGCCGTGATGTCCGTCAGGTAGCGAAGCAGCTTGTAACGCATGAAAAGCGCGCCAATCTTGATCGCGCTTCCCGACTGCCCGGTAGCCGAGATCGCCATCTTAGCGAAGACCACCGGCAAATGCCACTGTAGTTGACGCGGCAGGAGCGCGCTTTGCGCCGCGCCCCATAAAGCCGAGCCCCAGGTAAACGCGCCCCATATCGTCGCGCTGCCCGGCGTCGTGACAGTCACGCCATCAAAGATAACACCGTTCGGATCAACCGAGGCGACGGTCGCCGGCACGCTCGCAGACAGCGCCATGTCGAGCGTCGCGTAACTCATCGCGACATTATTCATCTTGCGCGTATTCGGCAAAAAGGCAGTCTGATACGCCCACGCCATCGCAACACCGTTCTCAACAAAAAGGCTCAAGGTGTTTTGCACTGGATCGCTTTGCCAAAGGCTGCCCATCACGCCAACGGGCGTCATGATAAACGTATTCTGGTAAGGCTGAATCAAGGATGCCGGGAACGTGTGCGGCCCCGACCAGATTTTGCGCGGGATATCGTACCACCACTCTTGCGTCCCGGTGCTGGGAAACGGCGTCGCTTTCTGAAACTCATAGTCGAACTCGTAGCTGAAAGGACCAGGCAAAAAAATTGGTGGCTGATAGGCGGTCGGCGTCGAGATGCGCACTACGTCGCCCGATGCCGCCATGACAATACGCGACGGCTGCGACGAGTAGATGAAAGGCAACGTGATGCCGTTGCCATCGTTGCCGATCGGATCAGACACATTGCCCATGAAGTCGATCACGCGCATCCCATCCGGCGAGATGAATGCAAGCCCCGCCTTGGTCGGCGCGATGCCGAGTGGTGAAAGCGTGCCGGTTGCCACGTTCAAGGCGTTGACTGCCAAGGTGCCGAGCGCCGAGTCGCCCGTCACCTGGTACATGTTATTGACGCCTTTGAAGACGATAAGACCTTGGATGATGCCGCCCGCCTGATTGTAGAGCCGCAAGCCGCCGAGCGCGGTAAGGAAGACATTATCGCCGAACGTCAATACTTGCGTCGCATTGGTGATCTGTGTCGGGTTCAACGGATCGGAGAAAACAAGCGCCGGTTGCTGCGGCAAATTCACGATGTAGTACGCACGACCATTGAACTGAGCCACGAAGGTCGGCGGCAACGAAAATTGAATTTGCCCCGTCGTGTTGCCCGCATTCCAGATCGGCGCGCCGGGATTTGTCAGGTCGAACCAGCCGATGAAATAGGCAGTCGCGCCAAAACCCGGATGCGTGACCATCAGCTTCGAGCCGACGACATCCATCGTCGGCGGCACCCACGGGCCGGTCGCCGCGGGGCTTGCCGGCACGTTGTTGACCGTCACGCCCGTCACCGGCACGAACGTCTTGTTCAGAAGATTGAAGCAAAACGGCTGGTCGAAATTCGCGACATTGACCAGCCCATAAACGTAGGAGCCAACCACCTTGAAAGTCGAAACGAAGCCCGCACCGAGCAATTGAGTCGTGATATCGCCAATTTGCACGGATGCCGGCCGGCATTGCCAAAGATCGGGCGATGACGGATCAGGGATCAAGTTCGAGAGCGCCGACATCGCCCCCGGAAACGTCTGTGAGCTATCGAGTGTGTCGCTGCAACCCTTCGGATACCACGGCAGCGGAACGGAGTTGCGTTGCATCACGAGCCCTGCGCAAGCTGCCTCTCTGCGAGAATCACCGCGCCCTGGATCGCCGGGTCGGTATCCACATTGATGTGCATATCCCAGGTATCGACCGTGCGCAAAGTCCCCTTGAAGTCCGGCGCCGTGGTCAAGGACGCATGGCCGACAGGCGGAAAGGAGCTGGCCGGATTGACGTTGTGAAAACAGATTGCCTGCTTGACGTTGCCGTGCAGCGCCGCGCACGCCAGCCATATCGTCGGATCGAGCGAGATCAAAAGATCAATCGGGATATTTTCAGCGGCGATCTGCGTCACTTCACTCGCGCCGTTCGAGTAGCCGATCACCGAGCGCAAGGTCGTAGCGGGAAGCGCCCTAAGCGCATTGGCCGCATCCTGCCACTGGTTCCAATGTCGCACGATGACCGTAGCACCCGGCAACTTTCGCAATTCAGCGGCGATCGTCAGCATACCCGGCGATGTTTGATCGTCGCCAAGCCCTTCGAGGATCTCGATGTGAATGAGTTTCATGTTACCGCCATCTTTAAAGCTACGTTCTCGATTGTTGCCACGCGGTTAAGCCAGCCGACGCCAAAATACTTAAACGTGCCTAGACTACGGTAAAACGCGCGCCGCTGGTCCGAAAAATTAGAAACCAGTTTCACAGCATTGCTACCTTGCAAAGCCGTCGAAGTGATAATTCCCAGATGTCCGTCAGCCGATACACCCAAAGCTCGTTGCAACAGCTTCACTGCTTGAACGGGACCGGAGTTCACCGCCATATCAAAAAAGCACAAATCGACACCTGGCTGCATCGACGGACACCACGGCAGCCAATATTGATGCTGATAGATATCGGCTACTTCTTCGTCGGTCGCTTGATAAACGCTCTGCTGTTGCTCGCCCTTGCTCGTTCGATACGCATTGTACTCGGTCTGAACGATGCCGCGCGACGTGCGCCCGCCAGGATCGTGCGGGTCATCGGAATTGCCGCCTTCTTCCTTAAGAATGTAAGGCAGACAAATTGCAAAACGGTCATCGGCCATCAGCATGTACCCTCTAGCAATGTGTGACGATACCGTTAACGGTCGCGAAACTTGACGTTGGCGAGCCCGAACAATTCACCCCGGCTGTCCCAACATCGACAAGCTGACCAGCAGCATCGAACTTAGGTATATCACCTGCCGTGCGCGTGCCGGATACGCCTTGGACACTATAGTTCGAGCCGCCATTGTAGCTAAACTCAAGCTGGTGCGACGTGCTATCATCCCACATCTCGCCTTGGCCCGATTGCGCGGTCGGCGCTGCCGTTTCAGCTGCCCAGTTATATAGCTGCGCTCGCGGCTCACCGGAACCATCATTCACCGTGCCGTCACCAAACAAAAATGCAGGGTGCCCGTTAACCGTGCCTTGCGCCTGAATGTCTTGTGCCGAGCAGCTTCCTACCCCAGCTGCATTCAGACAAAGCATCGTGCCGGCAACATCCGTCTCAGTGATAGTGCCGCCAGAATTGAGAATCGAGCCGAGCGCGAATTCGGATGTACCGGACGGATTGACGACGTACATCTGAAAGTCGTTGCTGGCTGCCGTCGCGCTGGCACCCCACTTGATATATCCGCCGCCGAGCGATGCGTCGCCTTGCACAACGCTACCGGACGAGTTGAAGTAGGCGTTTGTTCCGATAAGTCCATAGTCGGAACCTGAGATCGTCGCCGCGGCCCCGAACAAAGCGTCACCCGGCTGATTGGTCGTTCCGATGACGACCGGATTGCCCATGACCCCATTTAAGTACTTGCTGCTCGGCGGGATGTTCGAGAAATCGCCAAGAACCGGAGCCGAGCCCTCAAGCGTCTGTACGAGATTCGCCATCGTCATGTTCGCAATGGCGAGTTTCATCGTGAAGGTGACGGTGCCGTTGGTATTGTTGTTAGTTGCATCGTAATAGAAATAGGTCTTGCCGTTGACTTCCAGCAAATAAGGATCGGCGACCTGACCAAGCGTATGCGTATCCGGCCCCGGTCCCTCGTCCCATGACAGCCGACAAAGCACGCAGCCGGCGCTTGGGCTCAACGACCACGACGTTAAATTGGACGACGTGAAGCGCCAGATGTCGCCAGCGGTATGCCCCGCCGCTGCATACTGCGTCCATTGCCAATAGGTACTGCCGTCAACAAACACGAACGGGCAACCGGCATTGTTTGCCATCACCGGATTACTGACAGACTTCGTAAACGTGTATCCATTTGAAGAAGTCGCAAGCCCGGTCTCGTAGCCAGTCCCGCCGACAAATGCACCGTACATCATGTAATAAGTGCCGCCATTGATCCAGACATACGGATCAACTAGGCCGCCGCTATCCCAGCCGCCTCCCGGCGCGACGACGCTGGCATGAGCAACCGACCAGCTCAGACCGTTTGTAGAAGTCATCTGGTCGATTGCGGAGCTGCCGTTCACCCAATAGCTGACATAAGAGTTAGCACCCAGCTTGATGAAAGTCCTGGGCATCGTGTGCGAAGTATCGATGGGATTACTGGCATAACAAGTCCAGGCGACACCGTCCGGCGATTCAGCGTACCCAACATCGTTCGCACTTCCCGCGTCATAGTGAAACAGCATCTTGAAGACGCTGGTGTACTGCGTCAAAATTTGCGGGTTGGTGTCGTATATGATTGCGTGTTCGGCAACGCTGGTGCTGCAATGTGCGTTGCTGGAGTTCATCACTTCGCCCATGCGATTCCACACGGGTGCGCTGCCAGTCGGCTGCGCGTTAAAAAAGCCGGGCGTCGGCAGGGTTGACCCCACGTAAGGCTGGCTGGCGGTCAGCAGAGCCCCGATCGGCACACCGCTGTCGCCTAAAGCAGAGCCATTCGTCGCGTTCCAGGTCACGATGTCAGGAACGACCGTGGTTCCTGGTCCAGTAATGTACCCACCGCCGCCGCTCGAACACGTAATAGAACTCAATGTCGGCAAGCCCGTTACCATTTGTCCTGATGGACACACGAGCGACGTGCCGCCATTCAGATCAAAGTACGAGTCCACAATATCGATCAGCGTCGAGCGGACTGTTGCCGCCGTGATTTGATTCGGTACGCCACCGGCAAAATTCGTGTTGACCTCGGTAGTCAACGCAGCCTTGGTCTTCTGCGCATAGGCAGGCGCGCAAGACAGGAAGATAGCGGCAAGGACCAGAAGTTTCTTCATCATATCTTTTCCATGTAGGCAACAATAGCACGTAGTTCTGCTAATGAAGCATGGCACTTAATCCTATTAGCTCGGTACGACATGATTGCTACGTTACCTTTTACGTACCCCCTTTCTGGGATCGTCCGATCAATAGAAGGACTATTATCCGAAAAAGCACCAGAACGTTCTTTAATCGGGATCCCTAGCACTGGACAAATATTGGGAAAGACCAAATCTTCCAGCGTAAGATCAAATGGAAGTCCTTTCTTTCTAGCTCTGTGCTTTATGTTATTTAACCAAAGTGCTCGATAACCTTCTCCTGTACCCGCTCGTCGGTACGCACGATCTTTTTCCCTTCTACGCACCAAAACACGATTCTTATCCTTCCACCGTTTATTTATCTGATTAACACTCTTTCTATGCCCCCGCTTCCATTTCCGCATGTAGGCATTACGTTTCAACCGTTGAACAACATCCATGCTGGCATCCTTCCTAAAAGATGCAACATGCTATCACCAGCCAATATCCACGGCAACAAAATTGTCCACCCGATCTGCTTCGTGTTTCTCAGCCGGTCAAACGCCGCGCCGAAATTCCTTCGGTCGAGCATCACGCGCTGCGAACGATTTTCTCGGTCATCCTTCATTTTCAGATAGCGCCGCAGCACCACACCCGCGCCGCCAGGATAACGGTCTTCGTCGTAAGACAGCAACGCCTCATGGCGCTCGTCATCCGTGATCTTGGCGATCTCACCGGAGAGCCGCGTCAACAAGTAATTTTGATTCGGGAACCATGGCACCGTCGCGAAGTTCGTGATGTCGGCCGGCTGCTTCTGATAGCGAATAACCGCGGGATACGAACCACTCGGCGGCATCCAGAAATAGGCAGTCGGCGGCGTTGTTGACATGTCAGTAGCAAACACAGTCGGAAAATTCGACAGCCCCGGCGTCGCCACAAGCCGGTCAAACTCGTCCAAATCGACCGGGATCAAGACGTAAGGCACGCCGTTGATGTAGTAGAAGCACTCGTTCGGCCGCGCTCGCAGATAGTCGGCCGGGAGCGCCATGCTGACGATCTGCGCCCCGCCGTAGGATATCGCGTTGGTCGGCAGGTTAAATTGCAGCGTCGCGCGCAGCACATCGAAGTCGTAGGCTTGCGCCAGCTCTTGCAGAATCACGTTCAACAGATTTTGCGCCTGCGCCGTGAAACCAGGCACGTTGAGGTTCTGGCACGCCTGCGTAACGATTTGAGCCGCCGTCAAAGGCACCGTTACGCTCCAATTTGTTTCTCCAACTCCGCAATGCGAAGTTCGAGGGCCGAAAGATCGTCGCGCGTCTGCGCCTGCGCCTTGCGCTGGTTTTCCATGAGCGCGGCCTGATTGCCGTCAGGCTTCCACTCGCCGCGCCGGTTGCTGTCGGTCCAACGCTTTATCCAGCCGTCCTTCGTGCGCGCCGAGTCTTCCATCATGTCGGCAAGCGCCTTGGTGCGCTGCTTGTGCAGCAACTTCAACTCGCGAAGCTGGTACTTGGCGCCGACCCGATCGAGCGCGACGGTGATCTTGTCGAACAGTGCGTCAAGTTCGCGCGGTTCGCAGTCGCGGATAACATGCGTCTGCACGCCGATCGACCGGCGCTCGTCCAACGCAAACGTGAACGAGACACCGAGCGCAATGTCCGCGCCCGAATAAGCGGCTTGTGTCGTGTGCTGCTGCTCGTCAGATGCCTTAACGACGCCCCGGATCGCCATCCTCAAACTCCGTGAAGGTGTGAAGTCGTGATATTCTGCGAGCGCCGCGTCAGCGTGCGATTGAGCGGCTTGTTGTAGAAATTGCGGTTGGCCCCGCCGATCTCATCCTCATGGTTCCACGCGCGCTGAATCATCTCGCGCATGGTCTGCGCCTTGTGCGCGTTCACTTCATAGGTGAAGCCGTGAAGATACTCGACGCCATCGATCAGCAACCGCACCGCATGGCCGGGAAGATCCACGAACACGTCTTCCATTTGCAATTTCGGCTCGTCCACCTTGCGCGCGTCTTTCAACGCCGCTTCCATGAACGCTTCCTCGGCGCGAGCCTTCTTCTCCTTCGCGACCGTCTCCACCGCGCGAGCGCGAATGGTCTCTTTTTCTTCCTCGGTCAGCCCGGAGAATTCGAGCCGGTCGGTAAACGCCTTCGGCAGCTTCTTCATGACGCCCTCTATGAATGATCCCAGTCGCCGCCCGCGGCAGCGGCACCCTTGGAAATGAGGATAGGCCAGCCTGTCGCCGGGTCAACCGCGATAAGATCGCCAGGCAGGCATTTGAGGATGCCACGATTCGGGATCATCAACGTGCCGACCTGCGCATAGGCGGTCGGCCAGATCGGATGACTGACGTTCTGATCGTCGAGGATCGCCAAATTGAGCGCGCCGACGTCGGCAGGCACCGTGTCGTCGGTGCCGACCAGGAACGCTTGAAGCACGATTGTCGTCGTCGTGCCCGCGGTGCGAAGCGCCATGCGCCGTCTCCTATCTGCGGGAGCCTGGCAGAACGGCTTGCGCCGCCCTACCAGTCACCCCCTTACCTTCGTCCGGGAAGCGAAGGCTAAGCCTATCCGCCGCCAGTCACCCAACCCTGCATCGCGCCGAGCGGCACGGCATCGTTCATCTGCGCGGCGATGTCGGCAGCCATATTGTTCGTCAGCGTCGTGATATCGGCCGACGTGATCGCACCGCCCGTGCCGGCGCCGGGAACGACGGGCCCGGCAAGCGGACTTTGATTAGCGACGTTGTTCGCCGGGTAGCTCTGCGTGAAGGTCATCTTCTGCGCGTTCGGTGGGAACGGGCCGACCCCGGTGCCCAAAAATTCCACATCAACACGGTATTTCAAAGCGTAGGGCATTTCAGTCTCCCGCTTAGCCGAACGTCAGGTTGAAGTTGGAAGTGGACTCGACGCGCATCGCGAAGTTCTGATTCTCGATGAGCGTGCCGTAAAAGCACTTCCAACCGACGATCCGCAACTGGTTGAGCGGATCAGACTTGTCGCCTTCCTTCAGGTAGGTGAATTTCACGTCGTCGAGCATCACCTGACCATAAGCCCCGCGACCAAAAATGAAGTTCGGATAGACCGTGACGCCGGTATTCGGCGCGGCAGGCGGCGTCTGCGCGGCGCCGATGCCGGTGATAACCACCGTCTGCCCCGGCGCGAGCTGCGTCGCTTGCCCTTGCATCGGGCCGCTATCAGGACCGGCAACCGAGAGACCAAGATTACTCAGCACGGTCGAGCCTACCTGCGTCATATAAACACTGTAGGTGTAGCCGGCGAGCGCGGGCAGTGCCACCGAGATCGAGCCGTTCGGCCCCACCACGTTGACAACGGCACTGGTCTGATAAATGCGACTCTCGTACTGGTTCTGCGTGTCCGACGCCGTGACCTGAATGTAGTAGGCTCCGGTCGCGAGATTGCCGGCCACACCGTTCACACCATTGATCGCCGCAACGCCGGTCCAATTCGGCACCATGTTCGACATGCAGAACCGGATGCCGGACCACTCGCCGATCTCGTAATTGTAGAGCCGGTTGATGTCCGAGTACGACCACGCCTGGTTGATCGCCGAGTTTTCGCGCAAGTCGCCGGCCACGAAGGGGTGCAGAACGCACACGTAATGCGGCATGGAGCGCGGATTGCTCGACGCCTTTGAGCCCCCGGCCTCGGCCGCGAGCTTCGTGTCCGTCATCTCGTCGCCCATGTAGCGCGGGGCGCCGAGCGTGAACAGCATCGAGTAAGCGCGGTTCAGCTCGTGAATGTTCATCACGTCGCCAGCCGCGAGCGAGGCGCGCGAGCCAACCGAGTTGACGAAATTGACCTGAGTAAACGCCATCAGGTTAACGAACGTATTGCGTTCCAGCGTCTCGGCGACCTGAAGGCCGGTCAACTCGATCGCTTTCTTGAACAGCGGATGCTTGATGGTCAGCTCCGCAACGTCCGTGATCGTGATCTTGTCGCCCCACTGCAAGGCGGTCGCCACGACCTGCTGAATGGTCATCAGCTCGCCGACAGGCGGGACGCCCTCGGACAACGGCGCGAAGGGCAGCGGTACGCGCTGATAGCGCGTCGCCGTGTAGCTTTGCCCGCGTCCTTTGGGCAATTCGAGCGGATCGCCGAACTGGTAAACGACTAGCTGCCGGCGCGCGAGAGGAAGGGTTTTGTCGGCGATATAGGCTTCTACGTCAGCCTGAAAATTGCCGGAAACATTGACGGCCATGACCTGCAACTCCGTCTATGAGGCGCTAAGCCTCAAAGTGGGACGTTTGCAAGCCTATCCTCAAGCGAACGGCCACCGCCGCGACGAGACTGCGTTGCGTCATTGCGCGTATCGTTCGGCCGCACTTGCTGCCGCTCGACGCGCCGACGCCCTATCGCCCGCTGCGTGGAGTTGGCTTTGCTGCCCCTCGACTGTAGAGCCGCATCACCGATCATATAGCGCAAAATCGCCTCGCGAGACACGTTCGCACCTTGCTGAGCAAGACGCGCCCGCTCTGCCTCGACCTTCGGCGCCCACCGCTTGTAAAGCGGATCATGCACTGCCTTCGCTTCAAAGATAGACTTGTCGGCTTGATCCTGAACAGTGAAGGTCGTCTGCTGAAGCACCTGTTGAGTGCGGCGCTCCGAATCGCGCAGATCTTCCGCCAGTCGTTCAGTCTCGGACATAAGAGCCCGACGTGCATTGCGCTGATCGTCAGATTCACGCTGCTCGCGCGGCTGTTGCTGGCGAGTAGCGAACTCATCGAAGCGACGTTGCAAGGCGATGCGTTCTTCACGCTCGCGACGCAGTTCTTCGTTGAGTGTACGGACACGAGCGTTCTCACGCCCGCCGCGACGTTCCGACTGCTGCCGGTCTTGACCGCGATCCGACGCGCCTGCCGCTTGGTCAACGTCGCCGCCTTCATCGTCATCATCCGGCTGGTCCGGCTCGACGTGATCGGGATCGTCACCTTCAGGCAACTCCGTGTCGTCATCGCCCTCGTCCGCTCCGCTCGCGTCGTTCACAGGCTCGCGCGGATCGGTGTCGAGTTCGTCAAGATTTACGTCGTCGTCATCCGTGATCTTGGGCATCAGCTGCTCCAAAGGCGAGGTAACGGCCGCCAGTCGATACAGATGGGGAGCGAAGCTACGCGCAAAAGACGGGAACTGTCAACTACGCCCCATCGCCGGGCGGCGTAGAGACAGCCGATCCGTTACGCCGTGCCAGATGAAGACGCAAATCCCAAACAGCATCCTGCAACGCGGCGAAGCGTCGGTTATCGTCCTTTTGGTGGTCGTCAATCTTAGCGACAATCGTGTTGTGCAATTCGCTAAGACCCTTCCAAAAAAGCGCGCGGTTTTTCTTAAATTGATCCGAGATGAACCAGACAAGTGTGCCGACCGCTACACAAAGTGCGCCTACCGCGGTCAAAAGAGTGACTACTAGCTCGACCTGAGTAGCAGTCACCTCTCACTCCCAGCAACCCGGCGTTAGTAAAGCGCCTCAAGGCGAGCTTGGCAGATCGTATTCACGGTCGCCCTGGCAGGCACACTGCCCGTCAAATTGAGCCCGACGTTACCCAGCGAGCAGCCGCCACGCACGTCGAGCGCGAGACCTTGCTGCCATTGACTGAGCAGTCCAGCGCCGACTTCAGGCTGCACAGTCCACACCGTCGCACTGGCAAGCCCGTAGCTCGCGCTCGTATCACGCACCGGGGCACCTACGTAGATATACGGATGCTGATTGGTCGGCGTCACGCCGGCCGGCAGCGCCGGCAGCGCGGGGAACACCGAGCTGAGATTCGGCAGGAGCGCCGTAATCGTGGTCAGCGGGAAGCCGAACTTAACGAGCGGCTCAAGCTCCCACTGACTGCTGGTCTGGCAACTTACCGGATTGGAAGCATTGCACAACGCTGACGAGCCGATATTCGTATAGGTCGCGTCGAACTCAGCAGCAATGAACTCCAAGCCGCCTTTCCACTGGTAGCCGATCACGCCGTCCACACCGGCCCCCGCAGACAGGAGACTTGCGTTCGCCACGGTCGAGCTGCCGGCCGCCGAGCTGGCGCCGACACCAAAGTAGAAACCGCTCGATGCGTAAGGATAACCCGGCACGACCGGCGCTGGCGGCGCCTTGGTGACGACTTGCGCGTGCGCGACGCTGCTGAAAAGAAGCGCAATCAAGGTAGCCCCAAACTTCCTCATGACTTCACCCCGCTCTGCTCGATAATCAACGCTATTTCTTTGCTCACCGCGAGCATGTCCTTCACGTCGGGGTCAGCCTCGATGCGCTGCGCCGTTGCAATTGCCTTCTCGATGCGAGGCATCAAGGGCAACAGTTTCGGTGCGAGCGTGAGGATGTCCCCGAAATTCATTTCGCCGGTCCTTTAACGATGAAGCCGGTCTGGTTGTCTTTCGACGGGATGCCGGTCAACACCGCGTTAATCGTGTTGCCAAGACCGAGGCACAACGAGATCAGCGCCATGACCACCTTCACCTGGGTAGGATTCATTCCGAGATCAGTGAGCAATGCTCCGACGCCGCTGAGATAGCCGAGCACCGCCAAGCCCAAACTGAGAAAGATGCTGTATCGTGGGTCGAGCGTCATCGTCACATCCCCCGTGCCCGTGGCATTGCGCTAGCGTCTCGTAACCTGTCCTGGTGTATTACACCCGGAGGGTTTTGTCCACCACGCGGTCCATTGCTGCGTGCGCCAACCCGCGGCTGGCCGCCCTGGGCACCTTGCTGCCCTTGTGGACCACCCATTTGTTGCTGAGCTGCCTGAGCCATCTGCGCCTGCATCTTTTGCTGCATTTGCATCTGGTGCCGCATCATGTGCTCACGGAACGCGCCGGTCGGATCGCCATGCTCCTGGAACGCCTGCATGTGTGATTTGAGATGCTCTTGGTCGTTATCCAACGGCGACACCGGCACTTGGAACCCGGCTTCGAGCATCGTATTCTCGAATTCAGGCTGCATCGACAGCCGCTTGCGAATGTCCTGAAAGACCTCGCCAGCCACGCGCGGTCCAAACAGGTTTTCAAGAAACGTCTGAAGCACGGGCGCAAGATTAAGCTCGAAGCCCTGGTACTGTTGCGGCGGGATACCGCGTACCATGTTAAGGCCGGCCATCTGCAACTGCATCTGTTGCGCGCTACGCGCGGCCTCGACGCCGAACCACTTGACCTCCCAGCGCCGGTCCATCTGCACCGGCTCAATCTCCTGCATGTTCATCTCTTTACCGACCATACCGAACTGCCGCAAAGTCAGCGGCTTATCGCGAAACTGGTGGTCGAGATAGACGAACCACCGCAAGATCGGCGTCAGCATGTCGCCCTCAAGCCCCGTCACCACGTCAGCAGTCGTCAGCACATCAACCTGCTGCTCTTGCGCGACTTGTGCCTGCGTCGGCTTGCCGCCTTTCTGCTGCGTCTGCTGGGGCATCATCGCCGGGTTGACGCCAAGCGTCTGAAAAATTTGCTGCTTGCACGACTGAACAATCTCGAAGCCGTCCTTCCACAACGGCGGGAACTGAGCGAATTGCGTATCTTTCGGATTCGTCTCCCACACCGCCGCGACGCTCAAGATCATCGACCCGACACGCGGATTCTTCGCCGGGTCGGTCATCACGATCGGCAGGAGCGCGTAAGCTGCGCTGTCCATCGCCTCGTTCACGGCGTCGTTCGCCGCGTACTGGATGGTCTCGATGTTTTTGATCTCGCTGCGCCCCTTGAACGAGCCCTCGACGCGATTGGTCGGCGACGACAAAAGCGGCACCTGGTCGCACCAGTACGGATTGCGCTTGCAGGTCAGAACCAGTTTCTCGCCGCCGAACCGCATCCGGCAGATACGACGCTCACCATCAATGTTGAGCATCGTCCACGTCTCATAGACAAGCGCAAACAGCTTGCCCGACTCGCTCTTGATACCCGCCGAATCGACGATCGCCTGCTGCTTGTCCGGCGTGCCCGCCGCATCGCGCTTGCTGAACGACTCGATGAGTATCTCGCCCTTGTCCTTGTCGATCTCGCCGTCACGGATAAGTTGCTTGATCCGGCTCTTGGACCAGCGACGCAACACCGTCGCCGAACCGCCCATCGCGATCGCTTCCTCGACGCTGCGCGCCGTGAACGGCAGCACCAACACGTCGGCATCAGGCAGCACTTCAACGTCGGGGTAGGCATGCTCGATCGTGTCTTCCTCGATATCCCAATACGGCTCGTCTTCATCAAGCTCGATATCGGGATCGTCCTCGACGGTCGGCTTCTTCTCGACGCGCCAGGTGACATGCCGCTTATTCTTGATCCAACCCATATAAACGTTGCGCTGACCCTCAATATCGCCGTTTTTTAACAGTGCCGGCAGCACGGCGGAACGCAAGCGCGCCTTGCGGATATAGAATTCAAGCAGCGCCATCATCGCTTCAGGATGATTCTCGCTGGTAATGACCTCGACATTCTTGCCGGATGGCGGGAAAATCTGATTGACGAACCGCGTCACGCGCGCGTTCACCGCGTCATGCACGATCGGAATAAAAATTTTTGAATTGCCGGAATAAAACTGCTTGGCGCCTAGCTCACAGTTGTAGATATCCCAGTAGTCCATCTGCGCATTCGCGCGCTCCCACTGATCTGAAAAACCTTTCTCAACGTCCTTGTAAACGTCGAGACAGGCATCATCGATCTCTTTGTCGTTACACAGTTCCTCGTCGCGTTCCGACATGTCATCGAAGCGACGGCGCGCGGCTTCCTCGCGCTCATCCGGCTCGGCAGGCTCCTGGCGAAGTTTTTTGGGATCGGATGCCACCTAGAATTCACCGGGAAGCGTGTTCGTGGAGCGCGGCGAGCTGCGCACGAAGATCGTCATTGTCAGCCTTGAGCTGCTTGATGCTCGCAACGAGATATGCTTCTACGCAGCGATCGTCGTAATTCAGATGTCCCTCGTCATCGACCTTGTGGACGCAATTGGGATTGGTCGCTTCCACGTCGTTCGCAATCAGGCTGACGTGGACGGCTTTGCCGTGGTCTTGGTATTTTGGCTTGTAGCGGTAGGATGGCGTGCGCCAACCGACGACCGCATCGAGTGCTGCGGCGGGCTTGATGTCTTGGCCCGCGATAAGGTCCTTGACGTTGATGTCGCTGATGCCACAGATCGTACTGCTGGTATCGGTCTCGATCTGATTCGAGTTAATGCAGAGCGCGGACGAGCCAGAGCCAGCGGTGAGGCCGGTCATGTAGATTTTACCAGCGAAGGTCCACGCTGCCGCGGTGGTGTGGCCGTAATCGGCGCGTAAGTGCGCCTGACCGTCGCCGATTTGAATCGTGTTGCTTTCACCAACTGTGCCGGTCAATTGCGCGCCAATAATCGTATTGTAGCTTTCGGATGACGTGTAGCTGCCGCCGTTAGATGCCCCGACTGTCGTGTTGTACTGCCCAGTCGTGATGCCATAGAAACTGCCCTGTCCATCAGCGGTATTGTCTGAACCGCTGGTCAGAGCTTGAAGATCACCGTTGCCAAGCCCGATGTTGTTATTCCCGGTCATCACAGCGGATGTGCCGCCCATCACCTGCGTACCAAGCGCCACATTATTGTAGCCAGTAGATATGTTCTGGCCCGCTTCATAGCCAACAGCAACATTAGGGCCAGTTGACGACTGCGCTGTAAAGTTTTGGAGAGCGTCGTCACCTATCGCGATGTTCTCTGGTCCCGACGTAACAGCGTGCAACGCACTTTGTCCTATCCCAATGTTGTTTCCTCCGGTCTCTGAATAATTACCACCAGCAGCAAAAACGCTCGCGCTACCATCAATCCACAAATAATAGCCAGCCCAGTTGATGTTCCCAATCGTGGTTGACGACCCGGATGGCAGATTCACACTGTCGGTCACACCAACGCCGCCAAGACTGTAAAACGCATTTGACGCGATAGTGCTAGAGTTAGCCGTGCTGGCAGTGTGTAACGCGCCTGTGACGGTCGTCGCTGGAGTGATCGTCACCACGCCAGTCGAGACGCTGCCGATGCCGATGGTACCGGTGCCCTTGGCGTTGATAGTCAGATTGTTGTTTGATCCGCTATCTGTTGTCTTGACCGCGACAGTGCCGCCAGTCGCCGCGCCGACAATATCGAGGCCAGCGACCTGCGAAGCCGTCGAAGCATCCACATTGAATGCTGGATTGGTCACGCCATTCAAGCCAACAGCAAGCGCGTTTGCCGAGGCTGATGTGACCGTGTGCGCTGTACTAACAAGTGTCGTAAAAGTGCCCGCGGCCGCCGCAGTCCCGCCGATCGCAGGTGGCGACGCGAGATAGGTGGAAAAGCCGGTGCCGGACACCGTTGAACTGGCGCTAAGCGTGGTGAAGGCGCCCGCCGCGGCCGTCGAACCACCAATCGCAGAACCATTGATGCCGCCGCTGGTCCAAGTGCCGCTGTCTGGCAACGTGACTGTGCCTGTCAGTGTTGGCGACGCTTTGGGCGCCAGCGATGACAGCAACGTTCCGCTATCCTGCACACCGACTGTCGTGTTTGACATTGTGACAATATCGTTGGCGGTGTTGCCGCTTGCGGTGCCAAAATTAGCATTGCCGCCGCCACTGCACGCTGCCCAAGCAGGCGCGCCTGACACGCCTTTCAAGCAATCACCATCGACCTCGGCTAAACGAGCGATGACGTTGCTCGATCCCGAATTGTAGTAGATATCACCCTTGGCATCAGAACCAAAAGCTGCGGTCACGCCACCTAAAGTCGCACCGCTTCCCAAGCCCCCCGATGTGATCGTGCCGGTAGTTGTGAGCGAGCTAAGCGTCGTGACGGCGCTGGTCGCAACACCACCACTAGTGTTCACCGCGTCACCAAGCGCGGTCGCAACGCCCGTCCCAAGTCCTGTCACCGAGCCGATGGCTGGCGCGATCGTCGTCGAGGTAACAGTCGTCAGTTGCCCCGCGGCATTGTAGGTGATGATTGGTACGACGGTCGCCGAGCCCGTAGGGCCACCTGCGGTTATGACACCGCCTTCAGCTACTTGATTTGTCGCCGTGCCGAATGTCGGAGTGACAGAGCCCGCCGTCACCGTCAGACCAGTGCCAAAATCCGCGCAACCGATCTGAGACGACGTTGCGACCGTGCATTTAATCGTCACCGCGCCGGTATATGGCCCACTACCCGTGCCGGTCATTGTCAATGTCGAGTCAGTTGAATAGTTGCCGATCGACGAGACACCCGACCCCCCGCCACCGCCTGTCGTGCAGAGTTTGCCGTTCGTGTCGATCGTGATCGGCATGATCGCGCCAGCCACGAATGTCGGTGGCGCCGTGCCGCAAGTGCCGACGACCAGTGCCTCTTGCGCGTGCGCGCCGTGAAGCGAAAAGAGCAGCAGCGCAGCTGCGAGCAGTTTTTTCATTGGCACACCTGGCCGCTGGTATTTTGAGTTATCGGCATCATGGCGCCCGCCACGTAGGTCGGCGGTGCGGTGCCGCATGTCGTAACGACAAGCGCCCCGCCGCTGTTTTGCGCTCTGACCAGTATTGTGACGAGCGAGCTAAGAATAAGGCCTGCGAGCAGGAGAAGTGCCAAGCCAATTAGCCTTCGCATCGGCGGTCTCGCTCTTGCCCGGAAGGATGGTCTTGTAACGAAGCCCGGTGTCGGTCGTGCGATAGTGTGCCGGCCGATCGTCGTCGAGCATACCAACTTTCAAGAGACCTGCAAATGCCTCGATGCCCTCCATCAGAACCTTGTAGATGCCATCGCGCGCGTCCTGCTTCACCATGCCGTCCGGCTTCACTTCGCGCGCGTATCCGGCACAAAACCCGTTGATGGTCCAACGTGCAGCGTGCCCGACCTGTACGCGGGGGATGCCTTTGTGCTGCTGCTCCAACAGCTCCCGTATCGCTGCGCGCCCCACGATGGGCTCGCCGCCGCGGCGCAACTCGGCCGGCAGCGCCCCTGCCGCAGCTCGTAAACCCACCACATCGTAGTCGCGAAAGTGAGACTGAGCAGCAATAAGGCGCACAGCGCGACCGGCCTCGACATTGGCTTCATTGACCAGGGCCGAAAGCGTCGCCCCCGGATCGCCTTCACGAACGTAATCAGCGATGACATGCAAATCTCCATCGCATAGCTGCACCAGTGCGCCGGTCGTCAGCGCGCTCGTCGCGTTCAAACACAACCAGATCGGCACACGGTCCCATTTCAAGACCTGCTCGACAACGTGGTACGTGGCGAAGTTGTCGTAGATCGGCAGGCCCGGCCGCAGCAATGGCGCATAAGCCAGTGCGTTCGGCCCATCGATCCGCCCGGTCGGATAGCTCAAGAACTGTGCTTTAAGCTCGTCAAGCTCCTTGGCGAACTCGATCTCGCCAGCCTGAAATATCGGCTGCAATCCCTCGATGAAGTCGCCCTTGCCCTTCGGCGCCCGCATCGGCACGACGGGAATGATGCAGCCGCGCTTGACCATCTCGTGCCGCAACGGCTGCATCAAAAATTCTTCAAGCCCGTCCTTCTCGACGCCGAGCATCACCGGATGATACTGCGCGTCCATCTTAAAAACGTGATCTATGATCTCGTCCGGCTTCCACACTCCGCCACCGCCGTCCCACACGATCAAGCGATTGCCGATCCACGACCACACCGCCCAGCCGGTCGAGGCGCTGGTCGTCGTCGCGGTGCGCGCGGGATCGTACATCGCGAAGGTCGGCTGCCAGACATGCACGCGCGGCACGATCTTGAACATACCCGCCGTAAAAACTTTTTTCGCCGGATCTTCCGCCTGGCACATGTACTCACGCATGAAGTCGTGATGCAGGCCGAGACGGTACATCTCTTTTTCCTTGGCGTCGATCCAGTCGAGCGGATAGCGCGTCGGCCATGTTGGTCGCCACTCGCCGCTCGTCGCGTCACGATACTTGATTGGAAATTTCAAGGTCTGCCAGTTCGGCATCTTCTCGATCGTCATCGGCAGCGACTCGCGGTCGAGCGGCGTGGCGTGGATGCGCGCCCGGAAATTCTTGTCCATCGCCGGGATGACCTCGGCGAACAACCAAGCGAGCGTCTCCTGTCGCGCCGCCTCGTCTTTGACGTGCTCCTTGCTTTCAAGGTCGTCGCCGAACAGCAGATCCGGCCGCATGTCGAGATGCTTCATGCCGCGGACCTCCTGGCGACGGCCGAGCGCCTGGATCACCACGCCGTTGCGCAAGATGATTTTCGCATAGCCCCACACGTCACCCATCTGATCGCCGAACAGCGTCTGGATGTGCTCGTTGTTGAGCAGCTCGTATTTGATCGCGGTGAGGCGGTCGGCGGCACGAGCCTCGTTCTCGCCGATAATGACTGCGTTCTTGAACGATTGCAGGAGCGCCATGACGACCACGGCTTCCTCGCCGATCGTGCTCTTGGCACACTCGCGAAAGCCGAGCAAATTTAACAGCGGCACGGCGCGTGAGTGCCACGCATTGATGATCGTCGGATGGAAGTCGGGCGTCGCGTCGGGATGGCGGTGCTTGAAAAGAACCTGATGAGCGAGCACCCGGTCGCGGCCGAACTTCAGGATAGTCTCAGCGTGCGGATGCTGCATCTATTCTTCGTCACGGTGCGCCCACTCGACGAGAGTGGTAAAAAGCTGCCCGATCGCTTTGGTCTTCTCCAACGTCGCGCTGACACGCTCCTGCCAGCAGCCGTCCGCCCGGTTGACCATCATTACGACCGAGACAATCTCGCCGCTGCGAACATCCTCAAGCGTGGCTTCGAGCAACTTGATGACTTCTGCCTGCACTTCTTGCGCGGCAGTCGGCCGAGGCGCGAGCTTGACGACAGGCTCACTCACGGAAATTACCCGGTGGAACTTCCCGGATCGCACAAAGCAGCTCGTCATTTGTTTCGTTTGTGAAAAAATGGACACGGATAGCGCCGCCACGCCGGCAGCCCTGTCTTCCCCAAAATTCAGCGAGATGATTCGCGACGATCTCGGCTGCGCGCTCGTGGTCGGGTTGTTTAGACATACACGGCCATGCGTTCAAACATAAACGCCCTTGATGTTCTGGTTGTAGTACGAGCCCGGCGACGAGGCGCGCTGCAAGCTCTCGAACACGGAAGACGGGACGCCGGGATGCGTGTAGGTCCGGCCGTTGGTGAACGTCACGTCCATCTCCTGCGTCGCCTCGTCGTAGGACGCGCTGACGATTGCGGTCGAGCGGATAGGCACTGTGGTTTTCACGTCAGTCGCCCCTTTGATTTTCTGGAAGGTCGTCTGCGCGCTTGATGCGCGCGGCTTCTTTGTCCAAGGCCCATGCGATATCGGGACCCTCGCCTACCGGGCGCGATGCTGCTTGCGTGTGCAGGACGCAAGCAAACAAATCGATCATCTCTACTTTGGCTGACAGCAACTCGTTGCGTCGGCGCAGAGCACGAATCTCAGCGGCGGCGTTACTCAGTAGCTCGACAAGAGGGTTCATGTGATAGTCTCCCGGTATCCGGGCAGCATGGCACAAGGAGACGAGCATGGCAACGTTCGAGAAGGTCGGCAGCGGCTACCGGGTCTGCGTCGGCAATGACGCGCACCACGCCATCTACAGGATGATGCCGCGGGGCTGGGAGCCCGGCGCCGACGACGAAGTGGTGGAACCAGGAGCGTCGAGCGCACCCGTCGCGCCAATGCGGACGGTGGGCGATCCGGCCGAGCTTGCGGAGACCGACAAGGACTGATATGGGTGTCAAGTTCCGCGGTCGTGTCCTCGCGGAGCTGAACCCCCCTACTGCCCCTGGCCTAGCGGCTGGGGGCTTTTTCTTTTGGTTTAGGGGTATTTCTATCCTGTAAAATCGAAATTTGCTTTCCGCGCGACTTTTTGAGAAGGGGCACGATTTTTTCGCGTTCCCCCTCCCCCGGCGCTCGTTTCCCAAGTTCGTGACGCCTGGTCCTCGGCCGCATTCCGTCACGTTACCAGGCATTCTATCACGTTGCGCTTGGCACGCTTCTTGCTTCTTTTGTCATCCTGTAGAACGTTTTGTCACATAGCGCATTTTTGTCACGTTTACTGTATTAAGTCACGTTCTAATTCGCCTATTAGATCAAGGGGTTAGCTGATTTGCTACCCCTTTGTTGATTGTGGAGAAATTTTCCGTCGTTGGGGTTAAGTGTCTGATATGATATACCATAATGGATATATATATATATAATGTAATTACATGTAATTTTACAGCATTAGGTATACATGACATATATACGATAGAAACACCAATATATCCCCTTATAAACCTTACCCTGATTTTTGGAATGCAACGTTTTTCGACTACCCATTGAAATTGCTTGTTGACAGCATAACGCCGATATGCTACCCGCCTTATTGTCGTAACAAAAACACGCTATTGGCCTTAAACCACGGAGAGACAGCCCATGTTACAGCGCTACAGCAACCTCGAACGAAAGTGCTTCACAGTTGAATATTTAAACGAGCCGTGGCGCAATCACACGTTCATGGTTCGCGGCATCTGTAAATGTGACGTGCTTAATCCCTGCTGGGATAATCGTGAAAGCGATATCCCCGGTCAGCATTGGGGCGGCGGCCCCGCGTGCGAGCCGTGTACTAAAGCCGCTATCAACGCCAGCGTGAAGGACGGCATCTAAATGACCCGCAACCCGCCCTCGCCTGACGCCTTCGCCATGTTCGACCTGCCGGACGAGCAGATCAACAGCGTTGCTGATCGCAAGCGACGCCTCGCCGCACAGCGAGGCGAGGCCATGCGTCATTGCGAGCTGCGCAAGGTCGCAGTGACCTTGGATGGCATTCGCCGTTCCTGGACTACTGCTGAGCGCCAAGCGCGTTACCGTGCGCGCAAAGTCAAAGCACAGATTGACAGCCTCATGACCAAGCGCCGCGTGGTAAACGTCACCAGCGACGCGCCTAGCCCCGTTGCACCGCTATCCACGCCCGACGCTCGGCCGGCCGCGCCTGCCGTGCCGGCTTACGTTGATCCATTGCTCGCCGAGCTGGCGAGCCTCAAAACAGGAGAGTGACATGCCTGAATTTCACATTGATCTAGGCGAGACGCCTCATGTATACGCAGCTCTTGACAAATTTACGCAAGGCTACATCGAGGCGGCTTTTTTCACCGAAAGCGGCGATCCTGACCGCGCGTGCGAAGACAGAACTTTTTCGGATTTAGCCCCAGAGACGTTGTCGCGCATGTTACAGGATTGCACGGACTTTAACCTGCGAGCCGATGCATGGCTAGGCAAAGCCTATCTACACGATGACATGTCCTACGACATGCACCGGGCCGGCGTTGACTTTTGGCTAACCCGCAACCATCACGGCGCCGGCTTTTGGGATCGTGACTTAGGCGTAGCCGGCGACAAACTAACCGAGATCGCGCACTCGTTCGGCGAGGTTGCTTTGTATGTTGGCGATGACGGGTTGATTTATGCCTAGTCATCCCGGCGAGATCTTCCTGCGTGGCGTCACCAAGCGCCACGCTCCGCCGTTCCGCGTCGACCGAATGCAGCACGGCCATCCCGGCTACCGCGTCATCGACGGGCACGGTTATGTGGTCCGCCGCTACCGGCGCTGGCGCTATGCCGTGGCTGCCTGCCAGGCGATGCATGTCCGGCTTGGCGCCGACCCCCCACCTGAGATTGCCTTGCGCCGGCTGCTCTACGAGTCGGACTGGGCCCTCGTGCGCGAGCGCGAGGCGCGGGCAAAAGAGGCCGCGGCGAGGAGATTAATAGCTACTGCGTAAAGAGCCTCTTTACATAGAGTAGAAAGCGTGCTACCCACTGAAAATCTTAACCGGCAGTCCCAACCGGGAAGGAGGTTGATAACCTATGAGGCCGGTGGCCTAGAAGCCTCCACCATCCCTGCCGGCCTCAAGGGGTATCGACACGCACCATGACAGCACTTTGGTATCCGACTCCAGAACAATGTTTTGCGGTCATGGTTGGCACGCTCGGATTGGGCGGCCTCATATTTTTTGCCGAGGGCATCTATCGTCAAAGCTATCTCATGACAATCAGCGGATGGTTTGCCGCCGCCATTGCTGTCGTCATTGGAACTGTCTGGATTGCCTTGGGTCATTGTCCGATTTGTGCTGAGAACGCCGTTGTTTCCTCTTATTTCGGTGCCTCAGCAACGTGCTATCGCTGCGCCGAAAATGTCCGGGTTAAGCCGATGATTGTATCTGAATTGAAATTCCGCGACAGGCAGCTCGTTCATGGCCGCTAAGCTCCCCACCATTATCGAGGAGTCCAGCTCGCGCGAGCCGGCGCAGGCGAAGTGGTGGCGCATCAACATCGCCAAGCTGTCGCCGCAAGAGCTGGCCGACCTGACGGGATACTCACTGCAAACCGTCTATCTGATGGAGCGCGGCATCAACTCATCAGGCCAGCTGGTCAAGCCGTGGGCTTGGCGCCGCTACAAGATGGCTTGCGCCGGGGCGTATTATCAGATCCTGCACGGCGTCGAGTTCGACTGGATGAAAGCACAAGGGCAACCATGACCTATCGACACTCAAATGCCCGCTGGCGCGTCGGCGAGCCGACCGAACCGCTTTGCTTCACGCGCCGGCAGTATGCTGCTTCCCGCGGTCTGATCGTCCTGGCGTCACTCGCACTGCTTGCCTGCACGCTCATGGCGCTGTGGGGCGAGATCAATTTCTAAATGCGCCGTTAGCAAGGAAAAATCATGTCGCACTCGGAGCCAATACAAACCTCAGATTTAAGATGGAACGCCGGTATTTTGGAGCAGCGATGGGTCACGCGTGGTGGAGCGGGCGATAGTGAGTGGCGGCCGGTCCCAGGCGAACCACCGAAATTAAAGAACAGGTTTGTGCGTCCCGTTAATTGGCCAGAAAAAGACGCGAACGGAAACCCTTACCGCTAACGCGGCGTCAATCATCCACATGAAAATCCTCACTCTCGATTTTGAAACAGAGTTCAGCGACGACTACACGCTGAAAAAAATGACGACCGAAGCGTACATCCGCGATGAGCGGTTTCAGGCGCACGGCGCTGCCATCCGCTGGCCGACCACCGAGCAGACAACCTGGTACACCGACGCGCAGCTGCGCGACGTGTTCAAGGAGATCGACTGGTCGTCCACCGCGCTCTTGGCCCATCACGCGCACTTTGAAGGTCTCATACTTTCGCACCACTACGATGTGCGGCCGTGCTTCTGGTTTGACACGCTGAGCATGGGGCGCATGATGCTCGGCAATCACTTAAGCGTCGCGCTTGACGCGCTCGCCAAGCACTTCGGGCTCGCCGGCAAGACCGTGCCCTACCACTTGTTCAAAGGCCGACGCTGGGACGAGATAACGAGCGACGTGCAAGCCACGATCGCGGAAGGGTGCTGCCACGACGTTCAGTTGACGTGGCAGCTTTTTCAGATTCTCGCCCAAACATTTCCGCGCGGTGAGTACGAGCTTGTTGATATGACCGTGCGCATGTTCACCGAACCTAAACTTATCGGTGATATCGATCTACTGGCCGACATCTGGCGCGAGGAAGCGAACAAAAAACAGACCATGCTTGACGAGCTTGGCATCACGGCGGAAGAACTGCAAAGCGCCGATCGCTTCAAGACGTTGCTCGAAGCGGAAGGCGTCGAGATCGAGTACAAGGACGGTAAGAACGGGGCGATCCCGGCCTTCGCCAAGAACGACGACTTCATGAAGGAGCTGCTCGATGACGACAATGAACGAGTTGGCGCGCTGGCTACTGCGCGTCTCGGAATTAAATCCACGGCTCTCCAATCTCGCGCTGAAACAATTGGATGGATGGCCCGACGCGGACCACTGGCTATCTATCTTAGGTTCGCGGGAGCTGCCACGACCCGATGGGCCGGTGGTGACGCGAGCAATTTTCAGAACCTCAAGAGGGGACACCGAATTCGCAGTAGTCTTACCGCCCCTGACGGATACTTGTTCGCCGCTCCCGACGCCAGCCAGATCGAGTGCCGGTTCCTCAACTACCTCGCCGGCCAGTGGGACGTTATCGAGCGATTCAGAAACGGCGAAGACCCTTACGTGGGAATTGCTGCTCAGTTCTATGGACGACCTATCGGCAAAGCTGACACAAACGAACGCGGCACTGGCAAACAAGCTGAGCTTTCTTGTGGGTACGGATGTGGCGGGGCCAAGTTCCAGAGAACGGCAGCTCTTGGAATTTACGGTCCACCTGTTAAGCTCACAGAGCAAGAAGCTCGCGGATTTGTTGACCTGTATCGAGCAACTCATAACGCTGTCGTGGCGTACTGGCGGCAAGCCGACGCAATCCTCGGCTACCTCAAGGCCGGAAACGAGACTCAATGGGGACCAGTCACCGTAAAGGATCATCGCATCTGGCTGCCCAACGGCGCGCCGCTGATCTACGACACGCTTGAGATCGACGAATTCGGCGAGTGGCGCGTGCGCACGCGACACGGCTGGCAGAAGATGTACGGCGCCAAGCTCGTCGAGAACGTGATTCAGGCGATTGCGCGCGTGCATATCGGCGAGTGCATGAAGACTATCGCCCGTGAAGGGTTGTCGATCGTAGGCATGTCGCATGATGAGCTGTGGGTGTTGATACCTGAAGGCGAGGGCGCCGAGCAGGACTTGCAGTTTTGCTTGGATGTAATAGGCTCGTCGCCGTCTTGGCTTCCCGATGTGCCGCTCGCGGCGGAAGGTAAGATGGACAAAAGGTATCCGAAATGAAGTGGTATCAAAAACTCGCTTCAAGCCGAAAGCCCGACTTCATTATTGGAGGTGCTGACGATCCGTATGTTTTACGGTGGTGGGTCATTCCTCGCAATCGCTGGTTCAATATCTATCTTCACCATTTTCTGCGCAGTGACGATGATAGAGCACTGCATGACCATCCTTGGATTAATTGTTCGTACCTGCTTGAAGGTACTTATACGGAATGGTCGATCGCCGCGGGCGGTGTTCATCATAAACGGATCGCTGCGACAGGCTCACTAAAGTTTCGTTGGCCACGCACAGCGCATCGGATCGAGTTGCACGCCGGTTCGTGCTGGTCGTTGTTTATTACTGGTCCAGTTGTACGCAACTGGGGTTTTCATTGCCCGGCAGGCTGGCGTCCTTGGCAAATTTTTGTTGACAAAAGAGATACTGGTTCTATTGGACGCGGGTGTGATTAGATGTCAAGTGACAGCTACAAGCCGGGCCAAAAAATTCGCGTCAGGCACAAGGATGCGCTGGGGCAGGTCACGGTTCACGACGGCGAGATCATCGAGCACGTCAAGGATCACGTCTGGCGCGTGACGTTCGGCGGGTTCGGGTTGCGCTTCCTCATACCAGAGACGGAGATATCAGATGCCGAGCAGTCAAGTCATGTCGAAGTGGAAGGCGGGCAAGCTCCACAGCGGGTCGAAGAAGGGGCCTAAAGTGAAGAACCAGAAGCAGGCCGTCGCGATCATGAAAAGCGAGGAACGCGCCGAGAAGAAGCACGGCGGCAAGTATCCTGAAAAGAAAAAGCGCGACACGCCGAAGGCGCGCGAGAAGCGGCTTGAAGGGAAGCCGATGTAGCAATGGCCGAGTCCGGGGAGCGTCCTTCTGCGATCATAACACGCGCACACGGCCGCGCCGGGCCGCCCGGCGAGCATCCGCCCGACGTGGCGCGGGCAGAAGCGGAGCTTGCTGCACGAGAGCCACGACAAAAAAGGCAGCAAAGAGCTAGGCCGCTAGTAACTGTTGACGCTACACACAATGTTGCTGCGGACTACGTAACCGAAGAAGAAAAACGCGAGCTGTCTGGCGAATTACCCCACTGGGCACACACGCTCGCCGATCTTAAGCAACAAAAAGAGTTGATCGATACTGCGATTGCCGCGATCGAGGCGCTGTATCGATGATCCCTTGGTCGTACACTTTCCTCTCAACCTATCAGAACTGCCCTGATCAGGCGTTTCATCGCTACATTGCCAAAGACGTGCCTTATGTCGAGACCGCGGCGATGGCGTGGGGCAACCGTGTGCATGACGCGATGGACAAGCGCATCTCGGCCGGACGCCCGCTCGATGGCGATGTTGCCAAGTTCGAGCCGTTCGCAAAAGCCTTCGACGGCAAGAAAGTCGAGACCGAGAAGCGCATGGGCTTGCGCGAAGATGGCTCGCCGTGCGGTTTCTACGATACCGACTGCTACGGTCATATGAAGCTCGACGTGATCTACGAGCCGGGCGACGCCACGATCCGCCTGTTCGACTGGAAGACCGGCAAAGTGCGCGAAGATCCGTTCGAGCTGCGCCTGCAAGCCCTGTTCGTGCAGGCGCGCAATCCCGAAGTGCGAGCGATCCGCGGCTGGTATGTGTGGCTCGGCCAGGGCGAGGCCGGCCGGCTTGGCGCGCCGCACGATCTGAGCGACATAGAACGCACCTGGGCCGAGGTCGATAGCATCATGCACACGATCAAAAGCAACGCGGCGATCAATCATTGGCCCAAGCGCGAAGGCCCGTTGTGCCGTTATTGCCCGGTGAAAAGCTGCGAGTACAACAAAGGGACCAATGGGACGGCTGGATGAAAAGACATCCGGGGAACTGGCGCGGGGGACTGACAGCCTCCGCCGTCCCGCCATACCCGACAAGCAATGGACTGATTGGGCGCGGCGTGTAGTCGATGGCGAGCATCTGGAAGAAGAAATGCAGAACGCCGGGGTTCTGCCGCACGCTGATACGCCCCTGCCTCCAACGAACGCAACAATCCATTTGCTTGCAGACGAAATCGGATATGGCACCCCTGATCGCACTTTCATCGCTCTATGCAGAGTCCAATGGGCCGCAAAGGACAAAGGCGGTGAGCATAAGTACGTCATGGCCGCTGAGGCCCAATGGCATAAGCACATTAATTGCGCTGTTTGCAGACGACTGATGATGGAGAAGCATTCCCATAACAAAGCAGCCGCTTGACAACGACGATTGTTGTCATTATGGTAAGTTCATGGCTGACAAGATCAAACTTCTGTTCATGGACGGCACCTGGGTCGATTTCGAGAAGCCGCAGGGGTTCGATCTTGCAACGTTCGTGCACGGCTGCCGTAGTCTCGGCTTCGTCATGGGCAAAGGGTTCTACGTACCGTTCGGCTTGGTTAAACTCGTCATGGACATGAGCACGGCGGAACACATCTACGGCACGTCCGGTGCGCCGCAAGCGACCGCGCCGGGGACGGAGACGAAGCAGTGACACGCTGATGGGGAGTTCATGAACAAAGACAACAAGGCAAGGTTTGTCGAATTGCAGGCGCGGCTTAAGATCGCGAATGATGCCTTGGCGAAAATCCAGGCCGGGTGCCGCGATCCCGAAAAGGTAGCAAGCGACGCCATTTACGAACAGATGGTCCTTGAACCAAAACGACCGCTTCAAGGGCTGGTCGGTCACGAACGCCGAAAAGCTATTTGAGCATCCGTGGGGAGATAGGCAATGAAAGGCATACGAGTGGACATTCGCGGCCTCGACGGTTCCTGTTCCATGACGGGGATCACGGTCAATTTTGAGGACCACGAAACTGATTTTGAAAATGCCAAGGCGAAGGCGCTTGGCTACATCGTGCAGGAACTTTCCCGCTACGGATTAAGCGAGGCTTTGAGCGGCATCGGCATCCAGCGGGATCAGACCATCTTTATCAACGGCCAAAAATATCGGCCGGTCACTTAAGCATCCGTGGGGAGTTAGACATGCCGGAACGTTTGGGCGATGGGCCAATTCGGCAGGAATATCGAGCGGCGATGAACGCCATCGCGCAGGGCCTCGATAAAATCCTGAACGGCGAAGCCAAAGGCGATGAACGCAAGACCGGCTTCGTCTTGCTCGTGTTTCCGTTCGGCGAAGCGGGCCAAAAGAATCGCTGCAACTTCATATCGAACGGCGCGGATCGCCGCGACGTGGTTACGGTGATGAGGGAAATGATCGCGCGGTTTGAGGGTCAGCCCGAACTGACCGGACGCGCTTAAGCATCCGGTAACGATGATGAAGATACAACTTGACCACCAAACGCTACGAAGCGCGTTGAGCATCCGTTAAGCAGGCATCTGATGACTCCCGAAGGCTACGAAAAGCAGCAGGTCAAAGCGTTCCTCAAATCGCTCGGCGCTTATCAATTCTGGCCGGTGCAGATGGGCTACGGTGCTGCGACGATCGACTGCCTGGCGTGCATCAATGGACGGTTTGTCGGGATCGAGGTTAAGAAAAAAGACTATCGACCGAGCGACATCACGAAGCGACAAGCGGTGATCCTGAATCAAATCGATACCGCAAAGGGCGAGATATTCGTCGGTGACGCAGACCAGATCATTGAGAACATGAAAGCATGGCTCGCGAACACCCGCTGATTTGCCCGTGCTGTAAGCAGGTCGTGCCGCCGCGGCTGTTTCTGCCCAAGATGCTGCAACGCATTTATGACTGTGTATCCCGACATCCGGCTGGCGTGACGCGCGGACAGCTGATGGACGACATCTATTCGGACGATCCGAACGGCGGCCCGGAAGGATTTTCGGTTATCAGCGTGCATGTCATGCGGCTGAACAAACGACTTGAGCAAGTCGATCTTAGAATCAAAGGCACAGGCGGTCCCGGCTCGGTGTTCCGCCTGCAAAAACGATGAAGCCTGAATTCTACCACGACCAGAAAACCGACTTCCTGATCTACAAGACGGAAGACCCTGACCGCATCCAAGCCTTGATCCGCGACGCCCGGCCGCTGCGCGGACAATATGTCGCGGTGCCTCGCTCACTCTACAACTGTCAGCTCATGCGCTGGCTCGACTACCCGGTGCCGCCGATCATGGACGGTTATGACTGGCCGCACGGCCCGTTGATCGACCATCCGACGCAAGCGCAAAAACTGATGGCGAATTTCCTGGTGCTGCACGCGCGGTCGTTCAATCTCAGCGACATGGGCACCATGAAGACGCTTGCCGCGCTGTGGGCCGCCGACTTCGTGATGGCGCAGTATCCAGCCGGCGAGTGCCGCTGTCTTATCAATGCGCCGCTGTCCACCTTGCAGCGGGTATGGGGCGATGCGATCTTCAATAACTTCCTCGGTCGCCGCTCGTTCCAGATCGTTCACCATGCCAACGCGGAGAAGCGCCGTGAGCAGCTTAAAATTCCTGCCGATTTTTATATTATCAATCCTGACGGTCTTAAGGTTGGCGCCAAGCTACGCAGAAAATTTGAACTCGACGGTTTGTCTGCCGACATCTACGCTCGTCGCGATATTAAAATCGCAGTCGTTGACGAAGCGTCTGCTTACCGAGATCGTCGCACGTCACGTCATCGAGTCGCCAGCGTGTTTTATGATCCGGGAAAAATGCCTTATCTCTGGCTGCTCACTGGTTCCCCAACACCCAACGCCCCTACCGACGCCTACGGCCTCGCCAAACTAGTCAATGGTGCGTTCGGCGAAAGCTATACGAACTTCCATCGCCGGACGATGGTGCAGCTTTCAAAATTCAAATGGATACCGGCACGCGGCTCGTACCAGGCCGCGGCGAAGCTCCTGCAACCCTCGATCCGGTTTGCGATCGAGGATGTGTGGGATGGGCCAGATTGCACGGTGCAACAGCGCGACGTAGAGTTGACCGATACGCAGCACAAGATGCTAAGCACGCTCAAGCGCGAGCTGAGCGTGCGGATCAACGGGCAACAAATCACGCCGGTCAACGAGGCCGGACTGCGCACCAAGGTCTTGCAAATCGTGCAAGGCGCGCTCTACGACGAGGCGCACGACTCGCATACCATCGACGCGGCGCCGCGCGTCAACGAGCTGGTCACATTGATCGAGGAAGCCACGAAAAAGGTGCTGGTCTTCGTCCCCTTGACAAATGTTGTCAATCTGCTATGTCAGACCTTGACGGAGAAAGGCTATGGTGTCATCAAGCTTAACGGCGAGGTCGCCCCGAAGCAAAGGGACGAAGCAATCTCGGCGTTCAAGAACGATCCGGAAATCGGGGTCGCTATCGCCGACCCGCAAGCCGTGGCTCATGGCATCAACGAGTTTGTTGCCGCAACTACCGTCATCTGGTACGGCCCGACCGATAAGACTGAGTTGTGGTTACAGGGCAATAAGCGAGCACATCGCCCTGGTCAGGCTTTTCCCGTCACTGTCGTTCAACTGTGCGCAACGGCGCTCGAACGCGAAATTTTCAAACGCCTGACTAAGAACGAGACGATGCAAGGCGCGATGCTGGATTGGATAAGGGGAGATAAGCTATGAAATTCGCTTATGCCGATCCGCCGTACATTGGGCAAGCGAGGCGTCACTATCGATGTGAAGAAATAGATCATGAGGCATTGATCTCTATGCTACGAGATCGGTACTGCGATGGATGGGCGCTGTCTTGCAGTTCCCCAACGCTAGGACAATTGCTGCGCTGGTGCCCAAGTGAAGTTAGAGTAGGAGCGTGGTGCAAATCATTTTGTGCTTTTAAGCGTGGCGTGCGGCCCGCATATGCTTGGGAACCTGTAATTTTTTACGGCGGGAGAAATCCAATCAACGGACACGCTGCTAAGATACCGCCTAAAAACGGAAAGCAGATAACCCCGAAAGATTTTATCGTCGAGCCGATCACCTTGAAAAAAGGTTTAGTTGGCGCGAAGCCGCCGAAAGTGTGCCGCTGGATTTTAGATTTGTTGAATGTGCAATATGGGGATGTGGTTGACGATCTTTTCCCCGGTACAGGTGTGATGGGACGCATAGCAAAGGAAATAACCGGATGACCCAGTTCACCGACCTTCAACTCATCGAATCGTACATCGCCCGGCGTAACCATATCGCCGAGCTGACCAAGGCGTTCCAGGCGCAAGTCAAGCCGTTCCAGGAGCAGATGGACACGATCGAGAACGAGATGTTGCGCCGGCTCAACGAGCGCGGCGCCGAGCACTCGTCCACCGACGCCGGCACCGCTTACAAGGAGCAAGTCATGTCGGTGAAATGCACCGACAAGGACGCGATGCTCAAATTTGCGTTTGACAACTTTGCTTCTTATGGTAAGGACTTGCTGTCGGCCAACGTGTCGAAAGAGACGTTGCGGCTATACATCGACAAGACCAAGAGCCCGGAGCACCCCGATGGGCTCGTGCCGCCAGGACTGAACGTGTCGTTCTTGACCACCGTGAAATTCAGAAAGGCTTGATATGACCTTACCCGCACATCTGCAAGGCGATCGCCGACAGCTCGGCGCCGTGTCCGTCGAAGGCATGGGGATGCCCCCGGCGCCCTATATCAGTATTGAAGGACAAAAGTTCACGTTGATCGACGCGGCAGGCGGCACACTCGAACTGCCGACCTATGGACCGATCTTCGTGCAGCGCGACCAGGCAGGCAACGAGATCGCCGTGCAGGGGTCGCCGGTCGGCATCTATCTCGACGCCGTGCTGGTCGATGTCAACCACAATATGTCGAAGGTGTACTACGCGAATCCGTATTCCGGCACCGCGCAGCAATTCATGCCGCCCGATTGCTGGTCGGACAACGGCGTAGCGCCATCGGTCGGAGCCAAGAACCCTCAATCCGAGACCTGCCAGCTGTGCAAGTGGAACGAGTGGGGCTCCAAGGTCAACGCGCTCGGCAACAAAGTGCGCGCCTGCGACGACGTGAAGAAGCTCGCCTGGCTGGTGCCGGCGCTCGGCGTCAACACGGCGTTCCTGCTGCGTCTCAAGGGCTCGTCGCATCGTAACTGGTCGAGCTACATTGAGAAAGTCAGCAAGCAAAGTCTCGGTACTCGCGCACTCGACCCGACTGACATCGTGACCCGCATCTACTTCGAGCCTGGCCAGATCGGCATTCTCAATTTCCACTGGGTAAAGCTGATCGACGCACAAACCGCCGCGTTCGAGGATGAGATCTGGAAAGCGCGCAGCACCGATCAGCTGGTCGGCCGGAACGACCGGCCGCGTACCGCGGCGCTGCCCGCCCCAGCACAAGGTCAGCAAGCCTTACCTGTTCCACCTGCCGCCGTCGCGCCGCCGCCTCCGGCACCGCCTGCGACGACCTTTGTAATGCCGCCTCCCATGCAGCCGCCTGCCCCGCCAGCGCAGCCCACATTCGTTCCGCCGCCTGCCCCGGCACCCCAGCAGCCGGCCGGACAAGCCGCGCCCACGCCCGCTCCTACGCGGCGCCGACGCCAGGCTGCCCAGCCGGCTCAACCAGCGGCCCCGGCTGCACCCGCGCAACCGCCGCAGCCAGCCTTTCTGCCGCCGAACCGGTTGCAACCAGCGCCGCCTCCCACACAGCCGCCTGCGCCGAGCTTTGGCATTGCGCAACCGCAGGCAATGCCGAGCGAGCTGGAAGCGGCGTTGAACGAAGCTCTCAAACCGCTGAGTTAACGATGGCCTCGATCCAGAGCCGATTGCGATGGTGCATGGAGCATGGCAGGATGACGGTCGCGGACCTCGCACTGTGGTTTGCGCGACCGCATCCGACGCTCCGCAGCTGGGTGAAATGGGGCACCAAGCCGCGTGGTCCGCGCCTGCAAAAAATTCTCGCCGAACTCGACACTCTTGAGAAGCTGATAAAAAAGCGAAAAGGCTTTCCCATCCCCTACGAGATCGGCCATTATCAGCGTCCCTCTTACCTGAAGAAAATCCGCAATGGACGCGACGCGCACCTTCCTCGACTTGATCCTGCCCGATGAAGGTCTGCGCTGTGCGTTCATCCAACAACAAAAACAAAACTATTTCTTCAACACCAACGAGGAATTGGCTGCGTTCCTTCTTGCCTGGGATGCGGCCGGCTACACGACTTACCATGCTTGTTCTAGCTATCGCGATACAAGCAGCCGCAAGCAAACAAACGTCCACTCGGTAGCCTCGCTGTGGGTCGATGTCGATGCAGGGGTTGGAAAACCATATCAGGATGCAGACGCAGCAATTCTTGCTGTTGCTACGGCATGTGGCGCCGCGGGATTACCAGCTCCGCTTTACGTGCGTAGCGGTCGAGGGCTCCATCTTTATTGGCCGCTGGATACTGGACTTTTACCGGAGGAATGGCGACGCTACGCGACCGGACTTCGATCTGTATTGCGCCGTGCGGGACTTCAATTTGACCCGACGCGCATTTGTGACAGTGCGTCGATACTACGTACTCCGGGCACACATCATCGCAAGGAAGCAACGCCGCTTCCCGTGGTCATGGGCGAGCCGGTCGGCCCCTACCCCCTAGAGCAATTCGACTTTCTGTTGGAGCGTGGCGATGAGCAAGAAACCATCCGAGCGATTGCAAGCCCTGCGTACCTTGAACGATGTGCCCCCCAGCATGTACTTGACAGCATTAGGGCTCCAATCGGCCAACCTGTCGATGCTCGAAGCGTGCCAATCGCTGACACATGCGCGCAACTTTGCGCCATGCGACAAAGCCTGGGAATTCTCATTGAGCCGTTGTGGTACGCTTGCCTCGGAGTGCTTGGCTTCGCTACGGATGGTGAGCGATATGCTCACGAGTGGAGTTCAGGTTATCCCGGATACACTGCGCGAGAAACTGACGAGCGCCTTGAAAGAGTGCGGGCGCTTACTGGCGCAACAACCTGTGAAAAGTTCCACTCGCTTAACCCCGCGCCCTGCGAAGCGTGCCCGCACTGGGGCAAAATCAAAAGTCCGATCTCCCTCGGCTACGGTGACAGTTCGCGGCAGGAAGTATTGGAGATCGCGCAAGGAAATAGAACGCCTGAAGCAACACCGCAAAAGTCGGTAACGCTTCCCCAGCTCCCGCCACATTTCGCCTGGCGCAACATGTCGCTCATCTTCCAGACTGAGAATGCCGGACAGCCTGTCGAGCATCTGATCTCGACCTATCCGATCTACCTCGACGGCGTGAACGAAGGCGAGACGCGCGGCGATTTCTCGCTGACGTTCAAGCATTGGCTGCCGGCGAAAGGTTGGTTCGACCTGACCATCGCGACCAAGACCCTGATGCAGCCGCAAGGCATCGCCGAGCTGGCGCGCTACGGCGCCAATATCCACGAAGGGCAGCACTTCATCCGCTACGTCAAGGCTGCGATCGACCAGCACTATGAGTCCAACAAACTGCGGGCGCGTTATGACCAATACGGCTGGAAGGCGAACAACACGGCTTTTCTGTATGGCAAAAAACTTTACACCGCGCAGGGCGAGTTCGAGATCGCCGGCTCCAAGGAGCTTGAAGTGCGCAACCAGTGGATCGGGCCGGGCGCGACCGTCAAAGGCGATCCGGCATCCTTTGGTATCGAACGATGGACGCAGGCAGCTAACGCGCTTTTTGCGGCAGGCTGCGAAGCACAATCTGTCGCCTTGCTCGCGTCTTTTGCTGCTCCGCTCATGCGGTTCATGGCGACCGACGAGGGGGGCGCTATCATATCGCTGGTCACACGCCAGTCGGGTACTGGCAAGACAACCGCTTTGGCCGGCACATCTTCGGTATGGGGCGCACGCGAGGGTCTCTCGCTTACCAATGACGATAACAAAGTCACCAAATGGCTCACCCTTGGAGCACTTGGCAATCTTCCTGTCGTGCACGATGAAATCCAGACGCGCGATCCTCTGGCTATCCGAGATTTCGTCATCAACTTCACCAACGGGCGCGATAAGATGCGAGCTACACGGGAAGGCGAGATTCGACATAGTGCTTCTACGTGGCAAACCCTTCTGGTTAGTGCATCTAATTCTTCGCTCGTCGATTCGCTCACCGGCACCAGCAAAGCTGACGCACCGGCCTTGCGCATTTTAGAATTGCCGCTGGAAATCCCGGAGCAACTCAAGCACGCCTTCGGCGACAAGCTGAAGAACGAGCTGATCACCAACGCCGGCTATGCCGGCGAGATTTATATCCGCTACATTGTCAAACCGGAAGTGACCGAGTTCATCAAGCAGGCGCTAGACAAGTACACGCTCGACCTGTGGACACGGACCAAGTTGAGCAACGAGCATCGCTTCTGGATACGTGCGGTCGCCTGCATCGCTGTCGCGGCGTTGATTGTCAACAAGCTTGAATTGGTGCGCTTTTCCTCACAGCGTATCGTCGATTGGCTGGTTGATCGTATCAGCGTCGGCAAGAAAGGCCGGCGTGACTATCCAGGCTCCGGCGACTGGCCGTCCGAATCGATCGCCGATTTCATCTTGGGCGAGAACATCAATTTTCTTATCATACCGAGCCTGTGGAAACGTGGCGGGCCACGGGTGCGGCCGACGCGCGAGCCACGCGGCAAGCTGTCGGGAACTTACGCAATTCTCGAACGCAGGCTGGCGCTGTCAGTCAACGCGATGCGCGACTACGCAATCGAGAACGAAGTGCCGTTCCGTGAGTGGGTCGAGATATTACAGCGTCGTGGCGCCGCCTCGGCGATCGACCGCAAGAGTTTGACGGCAGGGACCGATGTGCCCGGTGCACAGATGAACGTGATCGAGCTTGACATGGCACACCCGACGCTCGCAGGCGCGGACACCCGGCTGTCGATTCAGCCGGGGGACGACTTAACAAATGTCACGTCGCTGAGGCGTTAATGTGTCCTTCGCCTCCAAAACTGAGGCGGGGTTTGCGGCGTTCGGCGTAGCAACAGGATTGAAATTGGCGAAGGCCGACTACGGAGCGACAGACAATGGCAATGGAACAGGTAACGAATGCAGAAGCCATCGAAATGATGAACCGCTGCAAACACGAGATCGTGGCGTTGAAAGCTACGATTGAGCGGCTTGCTCCAAAGGCGGACGCTTACGACAACATCGCCTCGATCTTGCGATTGCTGCCGCGGCCGGACAGAGGCATGGGCGAAGATTTGGTTTGGGCGTTAGATAAGCGCATCCGCGAACTGACGCCGAAACCCATCGTTAATCAGTAGTTAATTGTCCACGTTCAAACTCCGCGATCTCAGCAAGCAGCGACGGCAGCGTGTCGATCTGCTGCTTGCGCAGCCGGTTCTCATCGACCTTGACCAAGGTAGCAAGCACGTCACGCGCTGCACTTGCTACTATTTTCCGATTGGCAGTTAGGGCTTCGTGGTCTTCAGCCGTGTCGATGTCAATATCGAGAAGCGTACGCAGCCGGTCGAGCGCGACCATGCCGGCGTCGTCTAGTTTGTCACTGAGTAGACCATTCCCTGCGCGTAGCCGTGTTTCTGAATCTTCGGCAACTGCTTGCCGAGGCGCCGGCCGATATCCGTCCGGTACATCGGGGAGTTCGGCACGATCAAGCTCTCTAAGCGGCGGTAGGCTGTATTGCTCGCGTCGCGCACCGTCTCGGCTACCGCCGTCATCACCAGCACGTAGTCGCCCGCCGTCGCCGGCACCGGCATCGGCCGCATCTCGCCTTTCACCCGCAGCGGGATGTCTTGCGCCAGCATCATCTCGCACGGATGCAGATGCTCCCACATGCTCGGCTTGATGCCATAGATCGGAATCCCGACGACTTCCTTCCTCGTCATGTGAGAGTAGGGATAGTCCGGCACGGACATGACGACCCCAATCGCCACGCGATCGAAGGTCCAGATGCGGGCATCGTGTCCCTTGGTCAGGTCGTGCAACCACGTCGCCGTGTCGCCGTTCAGGAGCGCCAGCTGAATGTTGTAGGTCGGCCATCCGGGTCGCATTGTAAATTCCAGGGGCCACGGCGTACCTTTGTCGTCGATGATGCAATTCACGTCGATATACCCAGTGTAACCGAGCCTTGCAAGTTCGGTTCCAAGCGGCGCGAGCACCTTGCGTGCGAGTTTTGACTGCTTAACGAAACGCAGGACGGTGCCTTGCTCGCCAGTCGCGCAGCCGAGATCGTTGTTCATCAGCTTCTTGAATTCCCAGTTCTCGCACCAGCCTTCGTTGAAGCCGTGCGGGCCGCAAAACGCGCCGACCGCCATCTCGGTGCCGGCGATGAAGTCTTGCAGGATGAATGGAGCCTTGAGCTTACCGAGCTTTTTCCAGCGTTGCAGCATGTAGCACATGTCTTCCGGCGACTTGGCAACATAGCTCAACGCCTTGTCTTCCTCGTCGGACGGCTTCGAGACAAAGCGGCGGTCTTCGCGCTTCACGTAACTAAGCGCAGAGTCGTAGTCCTTGAATTCCTTGAACGGGATGGTCGGTATGCCGTGCTTGCGGAAGATGCGTTGACCGAGCGCGCGGTCGGTTTCCCAGGCGGCAGTCTCGTCAGTAGGTCCAATAATTCCAGTGTGCCCTTCAGCGCGAGCACTTGCCATGTCGCGTAGATAGACAGTGTTATCGACATTGAAAACCACATCGGCCCAGCGCATCCACGGCTTGAAGTCATCGATGACCTCCACGAACCCCCGACCGATATGTTTCGACTTCTCGGTTTGCCGGATAAAATGCTTGACCTGATGCCCATCGCGATGAGCGCGCATCGCGACATCGAGTCCGTCGCCGAAAGGGTCAACGACCAGAAGACGCATGTTTAAAACAAAGACACGCCTCGAATTCCGGCGTTGTTTCATCGATTGGCATACAGTCCCAATCAGGGCAGTAGTGTTTATAGGCGCCGATAAGTACGCGGCCGTGTGTTAGCACGCATTCCTGAGCAAATTCCTGTCGTGGTGTCATTCAAGGCTCCCGCCGAATTCCTCGATCAAGCCGCGCGGCTTCTTGCGTCGCGACTTTGCTTCCCGGCGGTCCATCTTCTTGCCGTAAGCCTGTCCACGCATCTGTGCTTGCGTCTTGTCCTGCGTGCCGACCGCCTGTTTGAGTATCTCCCGCGGGATGCCCTTCTCGTCAAGCGCCTTTTGGACCTGCATGACCTGGTTGTACGGAGCTACCATCGTCTGCGCGGCGTGCTCAACGCGCTGCGCGGCACGGCGCAAGGAATCGGTCTCGCCCGGTTCCTCGATGTGTTGACCCGTGAAGAAGTCGCGGTTCTTCAATTGCTCAAGACCTTCCTGAAGGACCGGCGCCAGCGTGATCGAGATGCCGATCGCGTCGTACCATTGCTTCTCGCCGTCCGTCAGCGCATCGTATAGCGCCGTGGGGATCGTCGCCGGGCCGCGCGCAAGCTTCTTGATGTTTGGATCATCGGTCAGTTTTTGCAGCGCCCAGCTTACGGCCGGATAGATGCCGAACGTCAACGAGCCGAGCGCAACCAAGTTACCGATCGCGTCGAGCCGCTCTTGCGGCGACTTGTTCTTGCCCACCATGTCACGCACCATGTTGGCGTAGCTATTCCACACACCGTAATGGTAGCGGCCGAACGCGGTCACAGCCGGGTCTTGCATGATCTTCGAGAACATGCGCGAGCCTAGCACTTCGGACGGCACCCGGTAATTCGGGATGTGCTTCTCGGCTTGCCGAATCGCCTCGGCACGCGACATGCCACTGCGCTCAAGCTCAAACACGCGCTGCGCCATGAACACGTCATTCGCCTGCCACAGCACCCGGTTCATGCCGGCATACCACGCGCGCACCAGATCGGGCACGCCGATGCCCATGCGGTTCGCAATCTTTTCCCACTCGCCGGCGTTGCGCTGCACTTCGAGCCCGAACTTCTTTGCCAGCGTGCGGTAGAAGTCGGCGTTATGCACGCCGCCTGAAATGAGCGCGGAGCCTTCCTTTAATAGATTCTTATAGTCGTCATCGAGTGTAATGACCGACTTGATGGCGCGGGCGCCGTCGCTGAATAGATTGTACCAACCGGTCGGCTTGAGCCACTCCCAGCCGCGCGACGTGTACCAATGCCCAGCCACGTTCTCGACGTGCGGGATG